GGCCCCATCATTGCTTGCATGGGGTTCATTTGTGCGGTTGGGTTTATAACAGCCATGTCAAATCATCCCGTAGTTAACTGTTTTAAAGCCTTGAGATTCACCAACAGCTTGTGGTGCAATCTTCTCAACTTCGTCAGCCATGTAGCCTAAATGTGTCGGGCCACCCCATACATAGTTGTATGAGTAAATATTTAACCCATTATCTGCAACGCCAACTTGTTTAATGTTTGTTTTCAAGCGTCTGTCAGAAAACAATCCTGCCGCACCGCTAAATGTTCCTGTTGGCGCTAACAACGCAGCGCCTCCTAACTGGAACAAACCTTGAGTTAATTGAGAATTAGCAGCGTTTTGTGCGTTTGCAGCGCCTAATTGACCTTGATATTGGGCTTGCGCTGCATTAAAGGTAGGCGAAGCTGCTACGTTGACAGGCTGATAACCTGAGAACTGTGGAAGCTGAATTTGCGATCCACCCATAATGGCAGCAAGCTCTTGCAATGGTTGACTGCGTATCGCAAAGTCTTGTGCAAGTTGTTGTTGCTGTGCGGTATTCTGAAATTGTGCTTTGTTAAGCGCTTGGTTGTATCCAAGGCTTTGGCCTGTAATGCCTTGACCAAAGTTTTGACCCATTGCTTGATTGTACAAACCTGCGCCAGCTAATTGAGCTTGATTACCAAATGTTCCCAAACCTAACAATTCGTTGATAGCTTGCTGACGAGCAGCCATGTCAAGGTTAATGCCTTGCAACGCAGCTTGATTATACAAATCGTTCTTGCTCATTTCACGATTACGGAACGCTTTGTCGTAGGCTTCTGTGCCAGGCGCTAGACCTTGATTAGCTAATTGCTGTCTGAACGATACATCGCCAGATTCAATTGTTGGGTTTAAGCGTTGCAAAATTAGCTCTTGCGCTCTTGTTCCTGCGTTAATTGGCATTGCTGTTGCGCCACTAGTGTCAATTGAGTATTGCAATGGCACATTTGTTTTTGCCATAAAATCAGACGCAACAGGCACAGCACCATACCCACCAAAATCTTTTCTAATTTCTGTTGATGTAGGCACAAATGGTGTTGACAATACATTTTGCACATTATCCATTGCTGTGCCGCCAAGCTCTGCTAATCGACGCTGAACTCGTTGTTGTGCATCTACTGCCGCTTGTGCATTTGGATTTAATGTTTGCGTTACAGTTGGCACTCCTCCACCAGTCATAAACCCTTCACGGGTTGGCGCTGCGCCTCGTTTTTTTTGTGCAGCATCGTAGCCTGCTTGGTCAAAATATGTGTAATCACTTCCAGAATCACCAGAACCGCCGCCTGTTTGATAATACTGATTACGGTCTATGTTTCCAGCGTTATATTTAGCTAACGCCGATTCAAATCCAGATTGATCGAATGTTGGGCTTGAATAATTTACCGTTTGTGTTCCAAACGGAGTAATCATGTTTGGGTTGCTAAGTCGTGAACTAGCCTCGGACGCTTTCAAATTTTCTAGTCCTTGCTGTTTTGCAAGAGCCATGTAATCTGGCACTGGTGGCGTACTAATCGACTTACCCATAACGAACCCCTAAAAATCGGCAATTTTCTCGTGCCAATGTCAAAAATATAATATCGCCATCCGGTACTGCATCTTTTACCCTTGCTTCTTCAAAAAAACCCATCTTTGTGACTAATTTTAGGCTTTTTGCATGGGTACTGCTTACCGGAACAATAATCTTTTTTACCTTACAAAACTCAAAAGGGTAGCTAAATATTGCTTTTAAATATCCTTTTGTAATACGTCCCTCAATCGCTATGTGACACACAATCGAGGCTTGATTCCAATTTTCGTAAATTACGCCTGCAATAATTTGACCATCACGCTCTAACCCTATTGCTTGCGAACCATCTGCAAAATATTTACCTTGTACTCGCTCTGCTACCCAATGGCCTATTTCCTCGCCTTGGACTATATGCCAGGCCACCCTTGTTGGTAAACAATGTCCGTCGATGCCCATAGAATTGTGATTCCTTGAGAGGCAGATTTAAACTGTGTACCAGCGCAATATCCGATGCCAGTCACGCCTTGCCAGTTGTTTGTGATTACCGTGTCTGTGGCCCAATAATCCACATCCCACAACGCAGTATCCCATTTAGCAGATACTTGTGGGCTAAAGCTAAGTGCCGCAGTCGTGTCTGCTAAGTCAAAATCAATGTTTAACCCAATGAAAATTGACGGTGTGCCGTTAGTAAAGATTGACGGTCTAGCTCTTGTAAAATACTTTTTTACTCCACGAGCATCAAAATAATTAAACGCTTGCAACGCATAAGCATTTATGTCGCTTGTGTCATCGGCAAAGTTGTCATCCCACGCATGAGCGACAAATCCGTTACCACCCCAATACGATTCATTATTAAAAATTACCCAACAATTAGCGTACTGGCCTGTAAAATTGCACCAGGATTTTGTAATGTTATTCATTACATATTGCTGTTGTTGCCCTTCAGCAACAGGCACATTGACCGTTAAAGCATTGCGTTGCGGGTCAAAGGTAATATCCCACCCAAAATTTCCACCATATTGTTGCGTTGCGGCATTAAATGCGCCTTGAATTTTGTCTGATAACGCAACTCTTGGATCAAGTCTTGATGATTGCAGGCTTGCAGCAAGTGGGTATAAACCGTTATAAGTCAAAACAAGTATGTCACCGCCGTACTTCATTAAACAACGCTTGCCAACAGGCTTGCCAAGCCTCCAAACGCCCACTAGCGCCCATTTTGTAGCGTCTGATGGGTCAGTGCCACTCCAGACAATTACCTCGCCATTGGACGTTATAAACACCAAGTTATCGTCTACTCCATAACCTGCATCAAGCGTCCAAGTTCCTACAGCGACTAAGTACCCACCAAGTTGGGCAACCGAACTCATGTCAATTGCAGCAGCTGCGCCTGAAATGCTTAATGTTTGCAAATACCATGCTTTTAGACTTGCGTTTTGCGTAAACCAAACTTGGTTTTTAAATGTGGTGATATTGCTTAACGTGCTTGCAGTCACGCCAGTAATAGTTGGGTTTGTCCAAACCGATCCGTTATATAGCAGCGGTGCGTCCACGCCATTGACCGCCATGATGTAGCCACCACCAGCTGTTGTGACGTTAACGTATTCCCATTTAGCGTTCGTTAAACCTGTTCTTACAGCTGCGCCCACCGCACCGCCTAGCGTACAATCAAAAATAGATGTGCCAGCAATAGCAAACAGTTTGTTAGTCGCACCGCTTGAATACGACATCAAAGTTTGAACTTGACCCGTGATGCCTGTGGAATACTTTGTATAGCCACCACGCAACACTACGTTGTTTACAGTTGGGAAAAAGTTAGTTAATTGGACAGCATCTAGCGTGTCCATGTTTGCAATCGAATCACGCACGTTCCAGCCACCAATCGGCGCTGGTAGCGACTGGACACGAGCTGCCATGCCTTGAACAAGTCGATTAGGCGCAACCATTAGTTTGTTCCGTAGCCAGTGTCAGGTATGTTGTCGTAGCCGATTAAGACCGTGCCTGGTCGTGGCGCAAACGACAAGTTAGCCGCTGACGTATCTTGCGCCCGAACAATCTCAAATTCTTCAATATAGTTACGATACATCGCTGTTGTATCAAAGCCTTTATCCTCAAAATACTTGAGCTTGGTAGCCAAAACCATTAGCCGATCTGGGTAAATGCAAGTATCTGTGTCGGCAGTAAATGAATTCTTTACTGTTCCCGTGCTAGATTCTGCCCAACCCTTTGATCTGTACTCGTAACCCAAAAGCTCGTTAGTCGAAACGCCAGGCCAAATCTGAAAGTATTTGCCTAACAAGCGCCAACGAATCCGTGGGCCAGTCGAGATAAAGCCCGACAACAACCATTCCCATTGCTGTGGGCTTTCTGGCCCAAGCATTTCCCAATGTTTTGATTTGTCCCAATGGGTTCTAGGAACAGTTGATTCGTAGTCTGAGGGCAAGTCATACTTTACTTTTTCAAAAGTGATTGAAGTCCCTACATACGTCCCTGTGGAGGGTAAATTAACAGTAACTTGCGTAGCTGAATCAACAGATTCTATGTAACAAGCATTTGAAATGCCGTTACCTACAACTTGATACGTTGTATCGAGTCCCGCAGTCGATGGGATGTTAGTAATCGTGTATGTATTTTCGACCACATCGCCCGTTGTTACGGTAAAGACTGTCGTAAATATGTGTTGTTTGGTTAATTCCCGCCAATCATGTTTTCGCAAAAATTCATAACCAGCAGCGTTCATCAGCGCCAAGATTTGAATTACATCTTGGTTAGTATTCGATGCCACAGTAGTTGGCGTTGATACACCCAATTCATTGGTAACTTGGGTGACTAGCTGTAGCATCGTTGATGACATTTATTCCTCTTTTTTTGGCCTCCCAACCTTCTTTTCCGATAACTGAGCCATCAAAGCCGCCATTTGCTCTTTTACTTCAGCAAGTTCTTTCTTTGTGTGTTCAATCTCAGTTTGGCTTGAAGATTGGTTTTTAACTGCTAAATAACGCCTTGCCAACTCTCGCAGTCCCATCGCACCCATACCAATCCTTTGCAATTGGTTATCAGTAGCGGTAGCAACTTGCTCAACGGTCTGAAACTTAAAGATTTGCAATTCTGCCATCTGCATATCGTTAAAGTTTTCAGGATCGTCTTGTACCCATTGTTTCAGCGGCACACCAATAACTTCTGCGTTATTGTTTTGCATCTGGAAGTGCAACCATTGGCGAGGGAAACGTCTTTTATGATCTTCCCGAACGGGTTGGTCAATAATGTTCGTTTTGTCCCCTGGCACTATGATTCTTACAAACGGCTTTTCTTTATACGGTTCTTTGTCGTAAACGTAAAATTCAACGTGCAAATGGTTGTCTGCGCTGTGAATATCGCTGTCTAAGCCCAATTTATGCCCCTGTGATTGAAACCCATGTGGTTGCTGAAGTTGCTGCTAAAAGAATGGTTTTTGTATTTGCAACGGTCACGCTTGCTGCGGCTGCGTTGATTGTGCTGCTCGTATTATAAGGATAAACGGTAATAGTTTGACCCGAATCATTACGAATAATAACTTGTGCGCCCATTTCAGTCGGTGGCAATTTAACGCCAGTCGAGGCAGCTGAAGTGGTCAACGTGTTAAGTGACACGTTTAATTGCAAAGCGTCAGCTGCTGTTGTGCCAGTTGCGACTAGGCCAACAGCGCCATCACCACAAATTGTTTGAGCAGATAGTGGCGAGTTGCCTGCGCCCATAATTCTTGA